TGACACCGTGGGCAGCGGGGTGAGCAGTGTTCTTTACTCTCCATCTGCCAGTGCCCTCATGCGTGTTACCAAACGACGTGCGCGGTTCGGCACTTGCGTATACCACTTCGAGTCAACCATCTGGTCGGCTGCTTCATTGAAGGACCGTGCATCTACCCCTGCCTTCATTCCGACAAACTTTGACAGGCGGGGATACCCCAGGTTGAACATCATGTTTGCAATGATAAGCTGACATTCTTCTGGCAGGTCATCCCAGTCTGAGTACAGACGATGACAGTCGTCAAGTGTGACAGCAATGTCTAACTTGAACACGTTGTCCACACGTTCCTGTTCAATGACTGTACCAACAGGCTTGCCGTATTCAGGGTCATCCTTCTTGATGAGGTGACCAATTCCGAAAGTTGGTAAATTTAAGTGGTCCAAATATATTTCGTACTTGCAGCCCTCGTCGGAGGCAAGCTCCTGACGTAGCTGATCTATGGTTGTTGATTTCATTGTTGTGTCCTCTGGAAAATCTGTAAGTTCTTTATTGCGTCTATCGGATTACCGCTACTTAAAAACGACATTATACCACCACTGTTCTGTGGTTGTGAAGAAAGTGCGGGAGCCGCCGTTGTTTGGGCAGGAGCGGCCCCCGCTTGCGCTACCGCTGGAGGATTAGCGGTTGCTGCAACTGGTTGTTGATCAGGCTCATCAAGAACCAAGGGCCGAGATTCTTGAACCTGTGGCTCTGGCTCTGGCTGTGCGCCTAGTTTAAGCTGACGAAACTCTCGTTTAATTTTATTAATTTCAGATATTGGAAGTCGGTTGCCGTTGTCTCGAACTTTTTTCTTGATGGTTCCTGATGGTGAGAACGGAACAAACACACCGCGCATCAATTGAGAAGCATCCGCCACCTTGTTCTTTTTTAAGGCACGACGAATTTCTGAGTCAGCCATACCAGACTTTCTCATGTTTTGAATGGTGCGGTACATTTCATTAGCAATTCGGAAACGAGCTTCGTTTGCGTCCCTATATGTTTCTAACGCGTTATTATCATCAAGCACTCCTCTTGTTGACACAGCGGAGTTAAATATTTGAGAAGCACTTTGCAAAGCTCTGCCGTATTCAAAGCCACGATACATGAGAACATTTTCTGGTTTGACTTCGGTTTCTGTAACTCCACTTAATGCGCGGAAGATTTCTTGTGCCATAAACCTTTCGTTACCTGCGGGGTCAACTGTGTTTTCTGAAAATGCACGAGCTAATCTTCCAACCTCAAAGCCCGGAGCCTGTGTCTCTTTCTTTTGACCTTTGATGTCAACCACAAGTTTTGCACCACCGGGCAGAAACGCTCCACTAATGTGAGCCATGCTCTTTAAAACTTTATCTCCGGGAGTTTCTACGTCGCTGTCGTTACGATAAACTTTAGCCCCTGTCTTAGTGACGCCGTTACGGACAGTGACATCGAGCAATCTTTCAGTAAGGATAGACTCGCCAGCAAACGGCTCAAACATTTCTTGAACTGCCCCTAGCACAGCGTCTGTTGCAATCTTATTAGTGTCTGAACCAAGATCTTCGCCTTTGCTAACAGCGTTCAAAATAGCTCTAGCTGGTTTGTTGAGATAAGAGTATGGATTTGTGTAGCTATAGTTCACATATCCGGTAATAACATTTTCACCGTTGGCTCCTACTTTTGTGCTTGTAGGTAAGAGTATTGAGTTTTGTTCCCAAGGTGCTCCGTTTTCACGGATAGCATCAATCTGTTCTTGTGTTGTACCAGTAAGATCAAGAGCCATTTTTTGCATTGCAGTGGGTATAACCATAGTTGTAGTTGTGAAACCCATCAAACGGCGCATTCCTATTTCACGAATTTTAGGGTTCGTGCTGGCAAGTTCGTCTAATGCCTGTTTAAAAGTGTTGGCACTGGTGCGAAGAATCTCTGCTGGAAATGCGATGAAGTTACCAACAGGAAGCTTCCGAAGACCTTTAATAAACTCAGGCACTCTTTCATAGTTAGGTACAAGATTTTTTACTAGATTAGCTGCATGCTCATCTAAAGCTTGAGCCGCTGCTCTAGCAGAAGGGACTCCATCTATTGCTGCCCGTTGCATCGCAGCGGCATACCCTTCATCTCCCAGAACCGCTTTAGCTGCTGTATCCACATTACCATCAAACGCGGACAAAAGCTTATTACGTTCAAATTCAAAGTTATATACTTTCCAAACGTCATCACCGCCTTGATAAAGATCACGCATTCTTTTGTTGACGCTTGAAAGGAACATACCTGACTTACCACGCTTAAACTTTTGACTTAATTTACCGCTGGTAGGAATACCTAAAGAGTCATCCACTGCTCCCTTCGTAACTCCATATCCCATAGAAATAAGATTGTCGATTTCACGAAGTTGTGATTGTGTACCTACAACACCCATGCGTTGAAGATTTTTAAAGTAGCTTTGCTTGTCGGGTCTTTTTACTATGTCCTTCCATACTGTGCCTATCGAGTCAAAAAGGTTTGCGCCTGTGCCAACATTGCCTTGTGCCAAGGCAAACAAACTAGATGAGGTAAAGTTTCTGATTTGAGTAACAGGAGAAAGAACGGTGGCTCCGTACTGTGTTATACCTTTTCCTCGTAGAAACGCAGAATATGACGCTCTCATAACCTCACTGAAGTCTCTTGTGTTGGCATAAGTTTGCATTGTTAAATCTTTGTACACATTATTTTTTGCGTACACTGCGTCTTTTAAAGAACCAAACCCTTCTTTGAGTTGCTCGTATTCTCGTTGTGCCGCACCAGGAAGTCTTTTAAACGCTTCCTGAGATATAAACATACCAGAGGCATCGTCCACTAAGCTCTCATTAATAAATTTGTAAAATCTGTCGGTGGCTACAAACTCAGCCATATCTGCAACAGTTGTAGTCAATGCCTCAACAGGATCTTTTACTTCTCCCATTAAACGTCGAAGCATTTCGTTGTTAGCCTGCCGACTTTTGAACAAACCTGTGCGCAGCTTATTAGCAGCCACTCTTTGTGAACTTTTAGAGCCGGGGCTTTTAAAATTTCTGGAGGTGTATTGATCAATAAAGTTATCGGTTAAACGCTCTGCTGCGTCACGAGTTAGCACAGACCGACCGCCTTCAACTAAAATGTCTTCCCCTTCTTTTAAAATAGACTCACTGTTCCTAATTTCCGCATCAATATTTTTTGCTACGTTAGGGTTGTTCATAAAATAATCTATTGTGTCGAGCCTGTTTTGAGCAAAAGCCTCAGACTTAATGTAGTTTTTGTCTTCAAAAATTTTATATCGACGACGTAAGTATGACCCTATGTTTTCTTGAATAATCTCTGCGGCCTCTGCTTCTTTCCCCTCAAGACCTTCACGAGCAAGATAATCAGAACCTTGAATTTGTTTCGACAAACGATCAACCTGCACTCGTGCCTTACGAGCAGCCGCCTGCATCTGTGGCGGCAAAAGTTTTAACGGAGGAACTCCTGCATCTGCGGCCCGTTGTACGAACACTTCGTCTTTTGTTAGATAAGAATAAAATTCGTTTAACACTTCTTGTCGAGTAAGAGTAGACGCACCTTCAAGCCCGTCTTCTGCTTCTTTAAGAGCGGTGTTTATGCCGTCTTCAATTTGTAATATCGTTCTTGATACCTGTCCAAGCTCTGCATCAACCTCGCCTCGTATTCGACTTCTGGCTTCTGCTGTCTCTTGTGATAGATTACCTCTAAACCTAAAAGAAGAAAGAAACCCATCAACTAGAGGGTGTTCGTCCGCTAATTTTTGAACACCACTGCTAAGAGCCGACCCCGCTTGTAGAGCTACTCGTGCTACGGGGGCTGCTACAGGAGCCGTTACTTTTACTGCACCCTTACCAGTGTAACCCAAAGCTTTTAATATGGGATCAACAGCGGCGGCAGCACCAACAGCTTCGAGTCCAATCTTTAATTTATTACCAATCTTTGCAGCAGCAGCCTCTCTGCCCTCAAGACCAACAGTATCCGTCGTCTGTGTTATACCACCACCAAAAAAATCACCGATAGTTGTTACACCGTCTGTAGCAACAACGGCATCTGTTACACCTGCGGCACCAATCTGTGCAGCTTTCTGAGCTAGTTTTGGTAGATTTTTTACACGACTAAGTTTGCTAACAGCACCAGCCGCTCCAAGACCCGGAATTACAAACTGCGTTACTACTTCAGCAATTTCACCAGCAGCACCTTCTGGGTCTATACCTCCCATCTCACGCACAGTGTTCGCAAAATCAGTTACGTCTTGTGTGTAATTTGTGTCAAAGGCAAGGTCCACAGCAGAAGCACCGAGTTCCGCGATCCCCTGTGGAATAGCAATTAAACCAGATGCAATACCTTCAGCAATTTCCTGTGTCGTTGACTCTTGAGTCTCGGACGAAGGCTCTTCATCAAGGTTAAGAACACCAGCAGAAGGCTCTTCATCAAGGTTAAGAACACCAGCAGAAGGCTCTTCATCAAGGTTAAGAACACCAGCAGAAGGCTCGTCAAGTTTAAGAACCATGATACCCCCTTACTTAGGAACTAGGTTCCCGCCTTGTTTAACATAAGTAACACCACCTAATTTTGCGTCTTGACCATCAGGTAAGTTTTTTAATTTGGCTTGCTGGCCTGCGGTTAAAGTGCTTATGGTGAGTGTCTGTGCAGGTGCCTGCCCTTGCTTCTGTGCTCCAGATACTTGTTGGTTTTTTGGAATACCAAATAATTGTTCTATAGCTTCGCCAACAGAGCCGTACTCCTCTAACCTACCAGAGTTGGTTTGCGCTGCTAAGATACGAGCTTGTGCGGGTGACAAGAAATCGTACTGCTTTGCATAGGCAACTGTTAGATCATCAGTGTCAGTTGCTTTTGCACCCGTGGTGGTGGCAAGAGAGGAGGCAATTTCAGACACTCTACTTTGGAACTGCTCCATTACTTTATCGTCTGATAAATCCAAACCTTTTTGCGCAAACTCAAACGCTGCGGCCTGATGTGCGTCCGGCAAAGCGGTAAGCTGTGTTCTCAACAAAGCAGCTTCGTTGTTTGCCTTGTCTCTTTCAGCCGCATTTGTCTGCTGGTTGTTTGCTATTTTTATCTGATTATTAAGCTTTAGCACTAAGTTAGATCTAGAGGCAGCAATCTGCGCGTCTAGTTTATCTATCGCAAAACCTTCCGCTCGTAGTGTTTTACGCCAGTCATACGCTTGTGTTCTATCAAGTTTTTGTAACTCTCTTTCCCATTGCTTCTCTTGTTTGTCATCGGCAATCGCGTCTTGTATGCCCAGCAATTTAATTTTTTCTTTACGCGCACGTTTCCGCTCTTTTGTTTCTGACATCTTATCAACAGTTGGTTTCAAAGCAGCGGTTATATTTTCAAGAGCGTTGTCACTTCGACCAGAGGCAATCGCAACGCCAAAGTCCACTAAGAAATTATTGATGTTATAGTTGTCTTCTGGTGACTCACCCAATAGTTCCTCATACAACTCTATGTTTGCTTTTGCTCTATCTCTTACAGTCAGTTTTTTCTCTGGGTCTTTTTTGTTTGTAAGTTCTAGTAAAGCATCATTCTTTGTGGTGTCATCTGCGTCAGAGTTTAGAATGTCCTGTGTGCCTTTTTTAATTGCAGCCTTTGACGTATCTGGATCTAAGTCCGCTGCGTCGTCTAGTACAATAGGATCCAACAATGTTACAGTAGCAGCACTTGTTCCTTTTGGTTCTTCTTTTGGTTCTT